CCATCTTAGTGTTTAAACTTTCTCCGTTGTTTCTAACTTGAAATTTTAAACCAGAACCATAATGACCAGACGTACCATTCTCCTTGTACATTTTAATGATAGCACCTTCCGTAAAACTACCCCCAGTTATATATTGGTAACCTAAAACAAGTTGCCCACCAACCCCGGCGGCTTGCGAAGTCAAATCATAATGCGCTAAACCAGTCCTTATATCATCAGAGGAACCTACTGTACTTTCAAATCTAGAATTTCCAACAACGTGTAATCTTTCTATTGGTGTTGTTGTATTTATTCCAAAATTATTGCCTCCACCAGTTGCTGTGTAGTACATACCATACGCAGAAGTATATTTAAACACACCTTGCGCTGTTGTGTATGATGGGTCGTGTATTATTAATTGGTCTTTAATTCTTAAAAAACCATCAAATTGCGCTACTGCACTTGAACCGCTGTCTATGTATGTCCCAACTAATAATTTTGCCGCAGTTGTGCTGAAATCGGTTGTACCTATTCCAACTTTCCCTTGTGGAAAACTTACAGAACTATTATCTGCCTTAAATTCAGCTAACAAAGTTCCTTCTGCGTCCCAAGCACTACTAAATTCTGTTGACCTAAATCTAATATCAAACTTACCAGTATTGACATCGTTTGCGCCAATAGCAAAGAATTGGTCTGCGCTAGTTGTTCCAGCGTTATCGCTAAATTCTAAAGCTGGAGAACCACCATTAAATAACGCCCTTATTTTGCCATAGCCATTTGATCTTGTTGGCGCAATAATCAATCCGTCTGTGGTAATTACACCATCCACATCCATTTTAGTGGAAGGCGAATCAGTCCCTACGCCTATAAAACCATCTTCCCTAATTCGCAAAGCCATTATACCATTTGGCGTTGTGCTGTAATTAACACAATCGTTTGTGTTGTTTACATAAAAATATAAACTGCCTCCAGTATTCGTTCTACCACCTATAATTCTATTAGCACCATTATTACCTAGTTGTAGTGTTGCCCAACTTAATTCACCACTATATGAATTTGTACCATCGTAGGTTGGCTTAAAACTATTTCCAGAAGTTAGCGTAAGTGTACCAAACATAGTGTCGCTTTCGTCACTACGCAGATATTTTGGGTCTGTATAGCCAGTAAAGTTTGTGCTGTGAATAACTACGCTACCATCACTACCTGTGCCACTTGCCCTATTGGGCGCAAAATATAATACACCATTTGACGCCCTTAACGTGCTGTAATTTCCAGTAGAATCATTTGTGAAGTTTATACCTTCACCAGTATTTTCAGCATTGTCACCAAAATACAAAGCATTTAAACCAACAATATCGCTGTTGTTTAAATCCATTGCATAAGCACCAGTTGATTCAAAGAATTTATCTGCGGCCATTTCAATAGCCCCAGTCAAAGTACCACCAGCCAAAGGCAAGTGACCAACTTGGCTGTACGTGTACGCTGTATTCCATTGCGTAGAAGTTCCACCACCAGCAGTTAATATACCAGAATTTGAAAGCGACAGACCTAACCCGTTAGCCCCATAAATCTCAAAAGTATTTCCTACTGCTGTAGTACCTATGTTTGTGTATATGGTTACTTTACCTTCATCTGCACCACCGCTAACAATTTTAGACAAGAATCCGCTGCCGCTTACATTCCAAATAACTCCCCTTGTCGCACCACCAGCAGTAGTATCAAAAATAATATCGGCCGCACCTATGTTTAAGTCAGCAGCATCTAGATTAAATGTTCCAGTAAAAGAAACACCGCTTCCGTCAATGGTCATTTCAGTTACTCCATTGTACTGGAACTCTAAACCACCGCTTCCGCTATTAATTAAAATTCCATTGTCTTGGAACGTGTCTTGAATAGCCCAAGTGTTCTCAGCTATTTCATCAATAACTAAATTGTTGTTTATGCCAATCAATTCGCCACCAGCTAATGGTAAGTGACCTATTTGACTGTAATCGTAACCAGTATTCCACTCATTTGAATTTCCTCCAGTTGCGGTAATTACACCAGTGTTGCTAAATTTAACTTTAATACCAGCAACATTGTGGTTATTTAATGTTCCGTAATTAAAATTTAAACTGCCATCAGCACCAGTTGTCTGTCTAGCAATACTCCAAATGTTTGCATTTGTTGTTGAATTAGTCCCTTCAACAAAATTAATAGCAGAACCCCAAGAACCAGCCGAACTTGAAATCAAGTCTAAATGTGCGTCAACACCTTCAATAGAAACTAAACCATACTCAGTTGTTGCCCCTACGTTTGAAGTAACAACATTTAAATTTCCAGTCATCGTATCACCAGAAACATTTACAAAGCGGTTGTCGCTTTCTGTTTCGGTGTAATATCTGTCATCGTGGTTATGATTGGTTGTAGTAGTAATTGTTATATTACCGCTACCATCAAAGTTAGCGTTACCAGTTACGCTACCATCAAGTGCTATGTTTCTGGCGGTTGATAGTGCATCAGCTGTGTCTGCTGTATCTGCATTTCCAGTTAAATCTCCAATAAAATTTGAAGCAGTAATGTTTCCGCTTGCAGCAGCATTTCCGCTTCTGTTTATTGTAAAAAGACCAGTAGTGCCATCAATAGGCGAATTAAAACTTAAAGTATTTGTTGCGCCATTGTATTGAATCTCAAAATGCGTTAAAGAAGTAGGGCTTTCAATAAAATGAATCTTGCCCGAATTTGCGTTGTTTACCTCACCACTATAATAAAGCGAAAGCGTTGGGTTTGTGTTTTCAATTTCTATGTTCTTATTGAAAACAAATCTATCTGCCACCGATTCATAAGTCAGCGTTGCACTTGCCCCAGCTATTGTAATGCCAGCACCATTTGCATCACCAGCAGTAACTGCATCTTTAGCCAGCGTTATGTTTTTATCGCTTACGCTTATCGTTGTTGAATTAATTGTAGTTGTTGTGCCATCTACTCGTAAATCGCCTAAAATCTGAACAAGACCAGTTTCATCACCATAAGCGGCTGGGTCAATTACAAATGTGGCTGGGCCTCTTAAATATCCAGTCAATGTTACGTTGGCGGCAGACAAGTCACCAATAGACTTGCTGTTTACCCATCTGTTTGTCTTGTAAACCAACAAATCGTTTTCTGCAACGCTTGAAATGTTTACATCGTGGGCTGTACCTAAATAGTGGCCAATGCTTGATCTGACAAACAATGTTCCGTTGTTCGTTTGGCTATTGATCACGATCGCCACCTCAAGATCCAAGTTTGGCGCAACTGGCCTTGTTGTTGTAAATGCACCGGCAGTTGTTGCGCTTACCCAAAGCGTTTGTCCTTCTGAATATGCGGAAGTGTTTAAACCTCTGATCTTTCCGAATGTGGTTACTTTCCCATCATCGCCATTTGCAATGGCCTCTGTTGTTACTCCAATAAAGTATTTTGCTGGGATTGATCCATCAGCGATCATTGGCGCAATTGTCAATCTACCGCTTGCCCCAAGTGTTCCGGTGACATAAACCGGTGTTCCGTCTGGAATAATTGTACCGGTTTGATTTTTGCAATGTATTTGAATCTCTTGTCCAAGCTGAAGCGTTGCGCCATTTTGAATAAGATCAAGCGTTTCTTCATCCACGTTCCAAGACAAAGTTCCTTGATCACCAGTTCCGCCAGACAATTGGATCGTGTCGGCATATAATTTGCCATTTACATCAATTGTGCTTCCACTTTGAGTGAGTATTGAATTTCCGATTGATGTGCCGCTTGTCCACAATGGGATCGTGTTTGTTGTTCCAGTTCCGGAAACTCCACTAACTGCGGAAATGCTCGCCCATTTTGTTGCTGATCCAGTTGAGATCAAAACTTGGTTTTCAGTTCCCACCTCACCAAGCGAATCAGTCAATGATCCATCGATGCGTAATGATGTGGTAATTACCGATCCAAATTTCCCAATGTTTGTTTGAAGATCAACGCCAGATTCTGGAGAAAGTCCAATGCCGATGCGAGTTGTTCCAAGCCATATCGGCGAATCATTGCCTCGTCCATCGGAAATCCTTTTTGGCGTTCCGGTTAAAGTATCATTGTCCCCAACCTTTAAAAGTGAATCATATGTGGCAAGTACTTGCTTGGCAAAAAGATCTAATCCCATTTATTTGCATTTTGTACAAATTTAGCAATAAAATGGGAAGCCAAGTTTTTACAAGATCAATCTTTGAATCTTGTTTTTTACAAGCAAAATCAAAACAATAAACACAAGCAAAATCCACCAGTTGCCATAATTAGATCGCTTGATGTCTTTGGTGATGACTTTGTCATCGATCTTTGTTTCAGATTCTGTTTTTTGCGTTTGATCAATAGATTGCGTTTGCGATGATTTAAGCGATGATCTTTTTTTTCTCAACACAATTCTTTCAGCATTCACAAACGATTGCTTGACGCCACCTAAATCAACAACAATGGTGTCCTTTTGATCCTTGGCAATGATCTCGACCTCATATTCATCTGAATTGCTGATGATCGTGTCTTTTATGATCGTTTTTGTTTCGATCACCGATTCGATTTTTGTTTCAGTTGATTGATTGCTTTTTGCGATCTGCTTCTTTGTTGAGCAACTCGCCAACAACAAGATCAAAATCAAATATCTCATCAGAATTTTTTGTCTTTGTTCTTTTCAATCAAGTTTGAAATTGATCCAAGGAATGTGTCCGGCAAAAACAACAATCCAATCCCGCTCACCATTGTGACCACAAGCATCCAAACATTGTCACCATTGTTCAATATGTAAGCTGAAGCGATGCCGATCAACAACAATCCAATCAATGTGGTTTTCCAAGATCTATACAAATTTTTCATAGTGCGTTTTTCCGTTTACTTTTTTCGCTCGCAATATCGCTTTGCGGTTTTGATCTTCGCTAACATATGAAACGTGAATCCAATCTGGGTTTTTGTCATCACCAAATTCCCAGATGATCTGATCGAAGTCAAGGTGCTTTACAATGTATTCGAACATTTCCTTGTTGGATTTGCCGCCAAACGTGTCATCGATGTCAATGGCACGACCTTGCATATGCTGTGATCCAGATGCACCTTTAATCGCTCGGTTCAACGCTTCGGATCTGAAAAATGAATTGACAGCAATTGGCGATCCAGCCCATTCTCGCAATGGCTCAAAAACCTTTTCAGCAATTAGTTTCATATTTTGAATATGATAATCGTTTGGAATGTTGTCAATTCCTTTGCGAATTGCAGTCGCTGAAAATGTGGCTTCTTTGTATGAAATATGCTTTGAAATTTTCATCTTCCTTGTCCCTTGTATTTCTTTTTGTACAACTTGGATCGTTTGGATCTTGATGTTTTTGTTTTGGCGTGAACATCCGGTCTTGAAACCTTTGGCTTCACATACTTTACAGATTCCGATTTTGCTTTTGCCTTTGCCATCGCTTATGATTTTCTTTTTTTATCAATCATAATGATCCATTTGTGGATCGTGTACGAAATGGCAATGATTGAAAGCAAGATTTTGAGCATTGTGTCAATGTCAGTTAATCCAACCAACAATGCCGCCAAATTCAATCCGTATAATTTTAATTCTTCAAAAGCCATTTCTTATTCAGTTACTTTGACCATCAAATCCATAATCGCACGATGATAAGTGTGATCAGAAAAATTGTCGGTCAAATAAGTTATTCCATTATTTTCAACAACATAAACTTTTAAACCATTGGCAGACAAATCAAAATATCCATCGCTTCGAGTTCTCAACAAATTTAAGCAATCCGATATTAATCGATTGGCGGTCAACTCACCACCATCATCACCGGAAAAACGAGTGACAATCTCGATTCTTGTCAAAATTTCAGAATTGAAAGTTGTTTGATTTTGATCAACCTCATTTGATGAAACCGAATAAACTCGGATCAATGGATAAGAAGCGTTTTTGGGAATTACATTGTATATACCTACCGCAGATCCATTGTGTGAGATCTGTCCGGTCAAACGATCAATGATCGCCTTTCTTATGTGGTGCATTGCATCGATCATCTTGTCATATCTTTAAAGTCCTTATTCAATTTTTTTAGCAGCATTGCATATGCCGATCTCACCGATCCAAAGAAAAATGGCTGCGGTTTTATATTGATTGGGAATGTCACCATTCTCCAATTTCCATTTTGAGATCCCACATCACGAATGAAAACCGGCTTTTGACCGACAAAAGATCCTTTAAATTCGGATTCAATTTCAGCCGGAGAAATGCCAAGTTCAGCAGCGTCACTCACATCAACAAATCCACCAGTTCCAAACTCAACGTATGGCGCATATTTTTTTTGAACCCAAACCGAAACATTGTTTTTTGCTGCTGCGTAACGGATGCTGCCTTTGAGTTGTCCCATATCAACCGGTACTTTGTTGATGGCTAATTCAGCCGCTTTTGCTGCGGTTTCTCCAAGCAAACGATCAAAATCCTTTTGGCTGTATTCTGCAAGTCGTGACAGCTTTCTTTGAAGCCTTTTCAAATCCGAGTTGTTGATTTTCGCCAAAATCATTGCTAATCGATTTTAGTGCATCGCAATTTCACAAACTCATCGTTTTCTATTTCAACGATTTCATTTATTCTGTATGTTGGAGTTTCTCCAGCGATCTGGATCGTGTCGGTGTCTTGGATCTTCTCCTTGGCAGTTTGATCACGAACAATAAACTCAATCTCTGTGAATGTGGAAATGCCGCCAGATTGAAGCTGAATGTTTCCGGAAACGTATTTCTTTTTCGCCCAAATTGTGGATGAAGTGGAATAGCTTTGAACATAACCGCCATAACCATCAGCGGTTTTTGTCAAACGCAACACATTCAATCGCTCATTTAGTTTTCCCGGATTCATTAGATGAACATTGATTTGTATGAAGTCAAAAGAGATTTCACATTGGTTGGAATTTCTGTGATTGATTTCTCAACAAAATCAGATCTGTTGTCGTAAAGCATTGCAACAAATTGAAGCATCGCTTGTTTGATCATCGCATCATTGATGCCAGTTGTCACATAAACAACTTTGACTTGAAAAGCTGATCCATTAGTCAATTCAATGGTTTCATTGTCAAGACCAACAACTGAATATGAAACAGCAACATCTTCTGATGTTACGGATGAAATTGAAGTCACTGGCGCAAATGGCAAGTCAAACAAACCATTTGTTTCGTCCATATAATATGTCCGGTTTTTGGAAATGATGTCACGAGAAATGTAATTTTCGCACCAGATTCGTGCTTGTGAAATCATATTTGTGATCAATGAATCATCAACCGATGTGTCGATCTTCGCATATAGTTTGACATCATCAACCGAAATCAATTCAGATCCAATGAGTGAATTTACCTTAATCTGTCGCATCTTCTTTGGTTTCAGATTCCAATTTTAATTCTTTGGTTTCGATCTTGGCTTTTTCTTCTTTTGCTTCAACACCCCAACCAAGAGCCAATGCTTTTTCAACTTGTGAATCTGGAATGATCACGATTTGCCCGACCTTTTTGCCAAATTGCTTGGCGATCTTTTCGGATTTTAGTTTTAGTTTCATAGCAATTTTGTTTGTTCAAAGATAACAAAAAAAAAGCGCAGCTTTCGCCACGCTTTCCTTAACACAAACTAAACAAAACAACGATCAATGAAAAACTCGCTATCTAAAGGCAAATGTACTATATTTTTTTTGGTTTGATTCCGTAAAAACAAATGAAATCAAATCGCCATTTGGAATCACAAACCATTCATCAGAATCAATTATATACAAAGCGTAATAATCAAAATCATCTTTGACATAAATTTTGCTACCGGTCAGCGTGATCTGTGGGCTTGCAGTCTTTGATTTGGGCATCATTTTTGTCCTTGACTTGATTTGCACCTTGACTAATCTTTCGCCATTGTCAATGATCGCATCATACTTTGATGAATCAAGCGTTGGTTTACTAACGATGTAGCCCAACTCCATACACTTGACGATGAATTTGTATTCAGCAAGACATCCAATTTTGTTTGAATCCAATATCATCTCCCAAAAATACACAAAAAGCAGCTATGTGCTGCTTCTGGTGCGTTTTGGTGCGTTTTAACGCATAAACTCGTGGATCTGTTGTTCTATATCATCCAAGTAATTTGGATGGATCACATCGTATATGTCGGCATCTCCAGCCATTATGTGCAAGATCTCAACCTCCGGTGGATCACTCGGCACATCATAGTCATTGCTGGGCAATTCGTGATAGTAGTTGTAAATGACATTGAGTTTTATTTCTCCCCAATCGATTGTTGTTTCCATTTGTTTGTGCTTCATCGTTGTTTTATTTCTTCAATTTTAGCGATTATTTCGATTATCCGTTTGCCAATAAAGACATAATCATTGGCAGTCATATTGTTTTGTTTTGGTTCAATGCTCATTAAGCAGTAATTGAACAAATCATTCTCTGTCCCCGAAGTATCCATACAGCATAATGGATGAGATGATTAAACAGATTACAGCTTCAAGCCTTGCGCCATAAACATCAGCAAGGCGATATGCCATTGCTGCAAAAAGAATTGATAGGATGATTTTTGGATTTTTCATTTGGTTTGTTTTAAGAGAAGATAAATTCAATCATTTCGTAAACAGCGATCATTGTGATGAATCCAGCGGCAACAACCGCAAAGAATGATGCTTTGTAAAGTAGGTCAACAATTTTAGTTTTCATTTTGGATGGTTTTAAATTCGACATTAATGTGTTTGATTAGTTCTGCTTTGATGATGTTTAATTTGTCCCGGATGTAAAGTTGTTCCGTTAAATGCGCATACTCGTAAAGATGCTCGATTGATTCAAATGCTTCCTTCATTAATTGGTTTCGTTTTATGATTCATAATAATTTATGTATTCTGTGTCATCTTGACCAAAATCCCAATTTTCCCAATCTTTAATAATTTCTTTGGCATATGCCTTTGAACCAACTCCAAGCATTCTGCCGGTGTTTAATGATCTGACAAAGTATCTCATATCTTTTGATGGAGTGTCCCATTGTCCTTGGCGATTATCTAAAATTTCAAATTTCATATCGTTTCGTTTTGTTAAGTCAAATATAGAAAACATTTTTTCAATTGCAAAATTTTTTTTCAAAAAAAGACAAAAAAAAACCCCCACCGAAGTGAGGGCTTAATTTCAACCTAATGATTAGGCGGTTTCTAAAGCAGCTTTTGCAGTAGAGAAAGAACCATTTACGAAAGCATTTGGCAAGTAGTTGGTCAAAGCAATACGCTCTTTAACAACAGCAGTTACAAAGCCATCTCTTACGTTTGTTCCATCTTCACGATAAAACTCAACAGACATATTATCTCTTGTCCAAAGTTGAGATCCAACAGCAAAGTTACCAACCAAGAATGATCCAGCAGCGATTGCAGTGTTTACGATCACATTAACACCCATAAAGTTGGGGGCTAAACCAGCGTAAACTTGATCTTTCAAGTAGTTGTTTTGAGTGTCTTTCAACAAAAGGATTTTGTGGAAATCGCTTGGATTCAAGATGATGTAGTTGGCTTGAAACTCGCTTAAAGCAAGTTGGTTCAAAGCAGCAACCAAAACATCAAACTCATTAGCAGATTCTACTGATTGGTAGAAAGCACCGCCAGATCCAGTTACGAAATCGGCTGAATCAGTGATGATACCGCTCAAGTTTGGCGCAGTACCATTTCCGTTAAGGATTTGAGCATCTTCTTGTGCCATCAATTTATCACCAGCACGAACAGAGATGTAAGAAGCGATTGCTGGCGCATCTGCCAACATTTCCTCACTAACTCTGAAGTAAGCACCGATTTTGGTTACGATAGCATTAGAAGCAGTCAAGTTGAAGTCAGATTGACCAAGAGTTGCGCCTTCCGCTTTGGTAGCAGTTCCATCGCTGTATGCGCTTTCTTTTACGAAACAAACAACGTCAGAAGCAGTTGTGCCTTGTGGTAAGATGCTTCTCATATGTACAGCACGAGCTGGATCATATTTGATGCCATCCACACGTCCAGCAGCGATTACCTCACCAGAGAAATCAGCATCGCCAGTCATATCAGCTTTGATCTCAAATTGAGCAGATCTAGCTTGACCTTTTACCATTGAATCAACAGCACCATTTTTGATGGCGTCCATCAATTGGGCTTTGAATGATTTTTTGGTTGAAGATTCAAATTGTTTCTTTTGAGAAACCTCGAATGCATCAATTCTTGAGTTGAATTGCTCAGTCAAGTTTTTGATTTCGTTTTTCAACATTTCATCAGCTTTACCGGTTGCAGAATCAACTGCTTGTCCGTAAGCCTTTTCCAATTTAGCATCGATCAAATTACCTAATTGATCAAGCTGGTTTTTTACATTTTCTTCCATTTTGAAAGGATTGTTTTTAAAAATTATTTCAGTTTATTTATCAAATAAGCATATACGTCCACATCTTCATTCTTCTTGATCGGCAAAGTGGCTTCAACAACCGGCTCTGTGATGCTCATAAACAATGATTTCAGTTTCAATATCTCTGCTTCAAGTGCGAATCCCATTTCATCGCTGATCTCACCTTTGCGGATCAATTTAGCAATGTTGTCGTATCTCTTATAAAGTTGATCAAGATTTTTCTCGCCTTTGACATCGAGAATCTTTGCTTGATCATTGGCGGCAAGCGTTACAGCACTAATCTCAAAAAGTTTTACCTCCCGGATTTCTCTGTACCCTTGTTTCATTTCTTTTTGAACCGGCAAAATACCTACCGAGTTTTCAGTGATTACTCCAGCTTTCATTAATTCGATCACATCAGATCCCAATCTTGTTTTGGGGATCTCTGCCACGAACACCAAGCCTTTTGAATCTTCATACAATTCAACCATTTTTCCAATTGGCTGCATCATATCGTGCTGGTAAAGGTATTTCACCCTTTCGCCATTTTCCTTGATCGTTTTGGTGTATGCACCTTTTCGGATGATGTCTTGATCTGAATCCATATTGTCAAAGAATGATCCGTAACCTTTTACGATTCCATTCTTTTCATCTGCATCAATCAAATCACCAATCGGTGCGGCTTTGTATATAAAATCCATCATTTGAAATTTTCTCAAAATTAGTTTAAATTTTTTAAATCAACCCAAACTGGATGCCTTTGGAATCCATATCGTGGCACAACGACAATTAATTCTGTTTCTGCCGCTTCCTTCACCGGCACGATGCAATGGTTCTCCGCCAACATCAAATGGCTGTGAATAATCACGTTCTTGACCATTGGCAACTCGATGCCATTCCCTTTCACGACCATCAACAGAAGTTGACCAACGCTTCATCAATTGTTCTTTTGGGAAAACTGTAAGTGCGCTTTGTTCAGTTGCGTAATTTGCGATTGTGGTTGTTTCAGTTCGCACGATCCTTTCGGCTTGATACATTGAGATCATTTTGAATCGTGATCGCAACACACGACCTTGTTCGATTGCACCCATTCTTTGAAACTCTGGATCTTGCAACAATTTAGCTGTGATGTTTTTCAAAGTGTCAAGCGCAGTTCCTTTCAACAAACGAATGTTGATACCAGCGACCTCTTTTGCGTAATGCGTGAATTGAAGTTCCCATTGCCGATTATAGATCAATGGCGATCTTCGTTTTGCTTTTGTGATCAAGATCTCAAATGTGTTGTAATACCAGTTGGCGAAATGCAACCCAGTATCAAGAAACAAATTGACATACATCATCACCAAAACATCATCTTGAAAAATGATCGCTTGATTGATTGTCCCCGATCTCAGAAATTCTGTGATCGCCTTGTTGTATTCGTTAAAGTAAATGCTTTGAACATTCCTAATGTTTCTCGATTCGGTGATCTGCCTTTGGCGTTCAAATGCATCTCTGTATTTGTCACCAAATGCTTTGGACAATGTTTTGTCCGATTGTTCAAACAGATTATTGCAAACCGCCAGCCTTTGATCTTTGTTTGGAAACTCGCTTGTCATCGTTGGATCGATAACACACCTCCCAACAAACTCGTTCAATCCTTCTCCTTTTCTTGGTTTTGGAAGTGGCATCCTTATTCATTGGTGTTTGAGTATGTTGCAACTTTTGGCGATACAAGATCAATTGGTTTTGATTTCATTTGATCTTCATCGTCATTCATATCATCCTCACTATCATCAACCATTGGAAGTGATGGCATATCAGCAACTGGTGGCAAATCAAGATCAGTTCCCTTCATTGGTACAAGCGAAGATGGAATGTAATAATCATTCATCAATTCATCATCAGCATCAACGCCATAATCCATTATTTCACGCTTTTCATTTGGAGTGATCCACCACGCTTTCGCTAATTGATCAACCACTTTATCAGCCTCATCTTGTAATTCTGAAATTGATGAGAAATCAAAGTCGATGAAATATCTTTCTCCGAATTTTGGCGCAAGCCAACGATTCAATTCATCACGAATCTTTAAAAGTTCTGGAATCACCGCATTTTGATACAATGCTTTTTTCGCTTCCTTCATATTGTTGTACGAAGAAGAATCGGTGTTGTTCAGCAATTGAACCGGCACGTTGTAAATGTTGCAAAGATCTTTGATCGATGCGTTATATTGTTCGATCAATGACAAATCAGCCGCATTCAAACCAAAGTTCAGCCAAGTCAATTCTTTGCTGCTGAAGATCACATCACCAGCTTTGTCTGATCCTTGTGTTTGTTTTCTGAATTTGTCTTTTAATTGTTGGGCTTGAACCTCATTGATGTCACCTTCTTTGCTCATCAACACACCTCTGGCGGTTTGATTCTGAAGATATTTAACTCCAGTTGTCGTTGCCTCGTTGTTCATTGTGAGTGATCGCAAACCGGCACGCAAAGGAGATTGTCCGTACAAGTGTGATCCAGTTCCATCATAATATGGATTGAAATTCTTGATGTGGCAAATCATATCGGCTGGAATGCGATACGATCCATTGTATTCAATTGAATACTCCTTGACTGGCTCTAAAATGCCTCCAGAGATGATTTCCATTATCTGTGATGGCATCACATACATTTCACGAAACTTGCCCACGTTCATTCCAGTTTCTGGCGCAATTCCATAGATGTATCTGTTTCCGGTCAACAAACCAAAGGCGATCAGTTCTGAAATAAAAGTTGCATATGATTGCGTTGGATTTGGCATCTCAAGCAATTTCTGAAGATCTGTGCCTTCAACCTCAACCAATGCAGACTTTTTCATCAATTTCGATTTGTACAGCGTTGATCCATCAATGTATCCGGATGTCATTGCTTTGTATCTTTTCAAATCATTTTCATTGGTCTTTTCATAAACCATTACTGGAATGGTTGAAGCCGCCTTTGTTATGATGTTGACGATTGAATAGATCGTTGCGTTTTTTTGGTAACCTTGTGAGATGTAGGTATCATCGCTTTCCGGATTCCAAATGATGCTTTGGCCAAGATAATTGTACAAAGCACGATTGTATTCAACTGCCGATTGTTGTGCATTTTTGCTCAAAATGTTTTTGAACCGATCAAGGATTGATGCCATTAATAAAAAATTTTAGTCAAAAATACAAAATAAAGATTTAAGCATTAGAGCAAAAAGAAATCATTGCGTTTCGAGTATTGCGAATAAACGCCATATCGGATCGCATCCATCAAGTGATTGTATTTGTCAATCGGCTTGTTGATGATTGTTCCATCTTTAAGTTCAGTCCAATAATACGATGCATATTCTTTTGCCAGATTCTTTGATTCAAGCGAAACGTAAATGTCAAACTCCTTCACGAGTGAGATCCCAGCATTTACAGATCCAGCACCTTTGACAGCTTCTTTGACCCACAATCCAAGCCTTCTCAATTCTTCAATTGATTTCGGTTCAGCAGAATCAGCAAAGATCAAAGTTTCATCATAGCCATTTGTTTTGAGAAATGTTGCGATGTCTTGATTTGTCATTTGTGTTTTGTAACAAATCTCATTGATGTAAATCTTGTCATTTACTTTGGCGATTTCAACGATAGCTGTTGGATCATTGCTGAATCCAAAGTCCATCCCAAGAATCTTGTCATCAAACTCTGGAAATTCTGATCTTGGAATCCATCGCCAGTTTGAAAAGATCTGTCTGGCAGAAAACACCGCCTTTTGACCTTCACCATAAACACGCCAATAATCTGGATCACGTTCACGCATCCGCTCAATCTCAAACACAAGATCCTTTGGCAAAAACTTGTTGTCTTTGTATGTGGTGATCCAAGTGTCGCAATCTTCTCGTGGAATGATCTCCTCATAAATCCAGTGAACCGGATCTGATGGGTTGAAGTCAATGATCATCTGATCAGTTGTCCTCATATTGATTTGGCGGAAATCTTCAATGGTCAATTCATTGCCTTCATTCAAATATGCAATGTTCCTTTTGCGACCACGAATTTTTTGCGGTTCATCAACTGACAAAAACTCAACCAGATGTTTTTTGTATTTGAATGTATTTTCTGCCTTGTTGTGGATGCCCAGATAATAAAGTCCAGTTGCTTCAAGAATGGAAATTAAATCACGCTGCACAGATCCTTTTAAGGCTGGAAGCGTTTTTCTGATTATTGAAATCACCAATGGATCTTTTGATGTGGTCAGCACAAAAGCCAAGTATTGACATATGGCGTGAGTTTTCCCGGATCGAGTTCCACCTTGATGCACTTTAAAGCGTTTCGTGGAATTGATCAGATCGTAAAATTGCCGATTACATTCTTGAGTGATTACTCTTTTTCCGTTGATGGTTTCCATTCAATGATGGTTGATTCGATGCCTCCATCGTGTTCGATGATTTGCCTTTCAACAAAACCTCGCTTTTGACCTTTGGTCTTTAGGTAAAAGAAAATGCTCGCTTCTTTTGCTTTTTCAATGTTCTTGAACAATTTTGATTCCGCAAAGTCCAAAGCCACATTTTCAATGTCTTTAACTTGTTCGGCATATTCCGGATCGTTTTTCATCCACAAATAATGCGTTGTTCGATCAATACCAGCAATTTTTGCAGCAGTAGAAACGATGCCCATTGATTTTTCAAGGGCTTCAATCATTGCTTTTTTAAGTGTTGGATTTTGTTGATTCATTGCACAAAGTTAAATAAAAAAAGCAGAGAACGATTAAACTCTGCTCATTGACTGATTGCATTTAATTGCTGCCAATCAACCCAATTGGATTCCTAATCCATTATGAAGTTTGATTGAATATAATTATTTGCATTTCTAAAGAACATTATCGTTTTTATAAATCTTTCCGTTGATCTTGATTTCAATTGCTGGATCAAGTTTTTTCATTCGATCAATAATCACTTGACAATACTTTGGATCATATTCCATCAAATATGATTTTTTATTTTTTTGATGCGCCCAAACCATAGTTACGCCACTACCTCCAAAAAAATCAGCAACATTATGTAAATCATCTTTAGCCCAATCATAACACCATTGCACTAAATCAACTGGCTTTTGTGTTGGATGGACTCTGTTTGTTTTTTCACTTGCTTTAGTAAATTTCCTAACAACGCTTCTATAATTTGACCAAGCAAGTTCCGCATCTGTTTGATCACTACCGCCATTATTTTTATCCCATACAAGCCAACATTCACTATCCGGCAAAACACTACAATAATAATTTGCACCCCACCAAACTTGCTTCGTGTTTGGATATAATGAATAAATCAAATTAAATGAGTTCTTTGCAATATCTGGATTGTCATCGCCTATTATATCGCCAGAATAGTTTTTTGAAAGAACACCACTTTTTGAAACAGCATTCATACCATATGGCGGATCAGTATGAATCCAATCCGGAGTGATTCCATTCATTAATTTTTCAATGTCATCAACATTAGTTGAATCACCACAAACCAATCTGTGCTGTCCAATTTCAATCAAATCGCCCAATACAACATCAACCTTTATGTCGTCTGGTTCTGTGTAATCATCTTCTTCAGCCTCCAAGATTTCATCTGGATCAAATGATGGTATTTCTAAACCCCATTCATCTAATTCAACAGCATCCCATTCGTTTGCTAATATATCCCAATCCCACTCACCGAATCCAACATTGTCTTTGATGATAAATTCACGCTTTTGTTTTTCTGTCCAGCCAAACACTTGATGAATTGGCACATCAAACACACCAGAAGATTTCAATGCTTTTAATCGCATATTGCCTCCAAGCACAACCATATCTTCATCAACGACCAATGGCCTTGCTTGAAGCATCTCGGGAAAGTCCTTGATTGATTTGACGAGCTTCTTGAATTTTCCATCTGAAATGTACCTTGGATTTTCATCGTTTGGTTTGATTTCAGCGATGTTTGCTATTCTCGTTATTCCTTCCATCATTTTCTTTCTGTGTACCAAATCACATCCACTACAATCAAAAACAAAGCAAATTGCACTCCGTGCTGGATGTCATCGTGCATTGACAATTCATCATCTTCATCATTGTAGTAGCTGAAACCCAACAAGATTCCAAGAATCGGTGCAAACTGAATTTGTATCATTGTTTTTTTTTCAAAGTTACAAATCTAATTTGCTTGGCAAGTAATCCATATAGTATTTCTTTATATCGCCATCATATGTCCGGGCTGAATACTTTTTTAATGCAACTGCATAACCAGTAATCAAATTTCTTTTTTCTTCATTCCAATCGGGAAGCACATCCATTTTCATAGATCAACCATTTTTACAAAAACTCCATTTTCAGTTTTTCCTTTTCGATCTCTGATCTCATTCCACGCTCTGCTCAATGCATCGGTGGGATCAATTCCATTTTGATATGCAAGGATGATCAAAGTGACAAATGAATCGCCAATCCCATCAATCATTTCATTGCGTTGACCTCTGGCAATGGCTGCGGCAGTTTCTCCGATTTCTTCCATTACCTTGAGCATTTGCGCATTGATGTTTGATCGCTGAATCAAGTTTCGTGATTCCGCCCACAATTTGACCGCTTGAATCAAGTCATCAAATGATTCTTGATCTGTTTTGTTGCAATTAATGTCATCCATAAAAATGTAATCTGAATCGTGGTTTGAACAAGGTGTATTCATATTTAAAAAAAGTATTTACAAGATCCGTTTTCAATTGGTGATTTTTCAAAATAAGTGTTGTTCATTGTTGTGCTTATTTTGTATCTGTTGCAGTTTGATTTAAGTTCACAACCATCACCTTTGCACATTGTCATCAGTGCATTAGTTTTTTGGAAAAATTCATTCAAAGTCATTTGCGTTTTGTTTTGTAAGGTTATTGCATTAAATTTTTGTGTTGTTTTAAGGACATAGCCTTAATTTGGTGAATTAAATCACTAAATATGTCATTATTTGGTGAATCAAATCACAAATTCAGTTATGATTGTCTTTATCACAAAAGATACGATGTAAACAACACCAACTAAAGTGATTATTTCAGCGACCAAATCAGCTCTTTTGGCCATCATTTCATATTCTTTTTTGTAGTCCTTTTCCATTTTGTTTTGTTTAGTGGTTCAAAATTAATTTTTTTTTGATCAAAATGGCACATCATCTGTGATTACTTTGATCCTTTGTTTTTTTGCATCGATCGGATGATATGCACCTCCATTGTTAAAATCTGGCGCAATGGTGAACACTCCTTGAGATCCGTTTTCTTTTCGTTTCACCTTTTGAACATATACTTTGACAGCATCAGATCCATATGCTGTGCGTTCATTCAATGATCTGTAAATGGTCAAGCAATTGTAAGCCTTGTTGAAAAAATCTGATGATCCGGAAATGTCGTATGGAGTTGGCACACGATACACGCCATCATTCATTTCCATTTTCCTTGGGTGAGCAATCAAAAACAAATGTGTGTTTGTCTGCTGGCAAAATTGAGTTATTTCAGACAAAATCCGCCCAACATAAGAATGATCACGTTGATCCGAGTGATCCAGCATATTGTATGGATCGATCACACAAACATTGATTCCTTTTTGAAAAACCAAATCTTTGAACGCATCCAAGATCCCTTTCAATGTCAAGTTTTCCAAATCAATCTTCACAAAGTAAAAATGATTCTCAA